GCATCTCACGGTAATCGACGCCCTCGATGATCTCGCCAAGTCCACCGCCGCCCTGCTTATGGGCGCGAGAAGTAGCCTTGTCGTAGTCCACCATCTTGACGCCTTCGATCGAACGAACGGCGTCTGGGTTGTGCTTCTCAACTTCTTGAGCCATTAGCCCAAGCTGCGTGCGGCCATCGCCAAAGTCATAACGATAGACCTTCTGTCCGTCGTACAACTTGCCAACGACCTCAGCGTTGTCCTTCAGCCGGCGGTCTGATGGCAACATGGCTGCAAGATATGGAAGAACTTTAGCAGCAGTAGACGCAACCGTCAGAGCAGTACCGAGGCCGCTGCCACCACCGCCGCCACCAGAACCGCTCTTCGGCACCTGCTCGTTCAGCTTGTAGCCGGGAAGCTCATCAGGGATTTCGATGCCGCCATCAGGCGCGAGGCCAGACGGCAGCCGACCACCACCGGCGGCGTAACCCATACGACCACCGCGCGAGGCCCAATCCGCGATCGAAAGAAGATCGGACTTATCGCCAAGATCGGCGACATCCAGAACGTCAGAGGGCTTTTCAACGCCAAGTCCCGCGTCACCGAAGGTACGGCGAGCAGCAGCGCTGGTATCGTCCATGAGGCTGGTCTTAGCCGCCGGAGCAGCCGCCGCAGGAGCCGCAGACGCGCCCCCGCCGGGCTGGGTGGTCGTCGTGGTTGTTTCGGGCTTCTTTTCGCTGAGGAGATCAGAAATATCTTTCTTCAGCTCCTTGCCGCTCTTGTAGAGGTCAGCAATTTGCTTGCCGGTCTCCAATCCGCTCTTGATGCCGCTCTGCTGGCGCTGGGGCATGGAGCCGGGCGAGAAACGCTTTTGGGCCTCGGCAGAAGGCATCTGAAGCGTATGCTTGATGCGAGACATGGGTTCAGCACCCGGCTCGCCGGCCATCTTGCCGTACTGGCCCATATGCTGAGCGGCAAGCTGCTGGAGAAGAGCCGCAACAGAGCCGCCGCCCTGCTTGGCGACACGGCCACCAGAAGCCCAGCCACCGCCGCCGCCCGAAGACGGTCCCTTGCCTGTAGCCTGCGGAGCGCCCTGCGGAGAGCTGCCGGGATAGCCCTGAGTGGCCGGTCCCTTGCCATAGCCCACCATAGATGAGCCGCCTTGAGAGCCGCCCATCCCGCCAGTGCCCATAGCCATATTTATCGGCTGCTGAGCCTGACCGACAGGCGTAGCGCTCTGGTTTGCCGCATTGTATTGGCTCATCACGCCGGCAGGAATTTGCGCCTGCGATTGAGCTGCCGGTCCTTTGCCCGTCGCCTGCGGCATAGCCTGTTGCGCTGTGCGCCCAAGAAACTCAGGAGACTGAGAAAACTCATACCCCATCTGGCCGGGGCTGGTGCCGTACTGAAGACGATTCGACCAGTACATCATGCCAGTCGGGTCAGCCGATCGACCGAGCATGTTGTTATAAGCGCTATCGACAAGCCGGGGATAAGAGAAAGACGAGCCGCTGGTGCCCTGCGGAGCAGCGTAGAACCCATAGGCATTGCGAGCCAAGAAGGGCGACTGAGCAAAGCGTGACGGGTCATACACCATAGCAGACTGATAGGGAGAGCCTTCGATGCCCGTAGCCATCTGCGGGACATTCCGCTGCAACGGACCAGTGGCGGCAGAGCCGTACCAAGACTTCTGAGTGGTTGCCGCAGGAGTAGCGGCAGCAGCCGTCGTTGTTGCCGTTTTCGCAGTGTCCGTCGTCTTTGCCGCATCAGTCTTGGCGGCGTCAGTCTTAGTCGTCGTCGTATTGGTTCCGGTCGTGGTTTTAGTTCCGGTGTCCTGATACACGCCCGGCTTCACGCCCTGATTAGTGTCGTAGTTTTTGCCTTCCTGAGAACCGGCAATCCCTTTCTGGACATCCTGAAACGAAGTGCCTTGGGCAAGGAGATTTTCCCAATAATCCGTTTCCGAAGCGTCTTTCGGAGCGCGGCCAAGCTCTTTCTGATAGAAGTCGGCAACAGCCTGCTCGCGAAGGCCCGGAGCAATCGTGTTCTGGAAGTCCTCGTTAGACATCGAGGCTTCACGATCGGGATGCGTCCAATCGTTATACTCTTCGCGATACTGCCAGCCGGTGTTTTCGGGAATGCCGCCAGCAGCGTAGCCACCGCGCGAGAACGCGCCGGGCTCATACACCACTCCACCCATTGAGGAAGGAACGACGCCGCCCTGATAGAAATGGCCGCGCTTGGCTGCGTCATCAGTCGCCTTCTTATAATCCAGCGTCCTATAGCCGCCAGAAAGGCCGACAGCCTCCGGATTGTCTTTTTCGACCTCTTGAGCCATCAGGCCAATCTGAGTGCGAGGTTCGCCCTTGAGGTTATAGCGATAGATGGCCTGACCATCGAAGGTCTCGCCAATCTTCTTCACGTTTTCCTTCAAGCGACGGTCAGACCAGCCACCGGGCTGCGTAGCCGTCGTGGTGCTGCCCGACAGAGCGCCGGTGCCCATAGCAATGTTCCCAAGGAATTGGGCTTGCTGGTAGGGATAACCCTGCTGCTGGAGAAACTGATTATACAGAGCCGTCTTCGCAGCCTGATCGGTCTGCTGCTGGATTTGGCCCGCAGCCATTTGAGCCTGAGCCGCATTGAGAGCAGCCTGCTCAGCCTGACCGCCGAGGCCGGCGTAAGCCTGCCCGCCACCAAGACCCATCTGATAGAGGTTCTGACCAGCGCCAAGCTGCTGGCCGTACTGCTGCTGACCGAGGGCAGCAAGCTGCTGGGCAGCGTTTTGCTGGGCAGCGCGGTTGGCCTGAGCAGCCGCAAGATTGACGCCCTGCTGCTGCTGGAACGCGCCGAGGCCCTGCGTGTAGCCCTGCTGCAAAAGATTGGCGAGCTGAGCCTGATTGGCGAGAGACTGCTGACGAGCGAGATTAGCCTGAGCAATGCCGGCGCGATCGCCACCAAACGCTCCGGCCTTAATGGCCTCACCAGTCAGAGCCGAGCGCTGCTGAGCGGCTTCCTGTTGCTGGAGAGCCTGCTGAGCAGCCACGACGTTCGCCATATATGGCGACATATAAGGCTGGAGCGCTTCCTGACTGAACTGCTCAGGCCCAACGGCCTGACGGCCCATCCCAATGGCTTCTTCTGCGCCGCCTGCATAGCGAGAGCCAGTCCCAAGCGCGCCGTAGGTCAAAGGCATCGCCTGACCCATGCCGCCCTGAATCATTTCCTGACCAGCCATATAGGACGGCTGAGACATGCCAGCGACGGCGTTGATGTTCTCAATACCCGCCTGCTGAGACGGCGTAAGAGCCGCTACAAAAGCGTTCGGGTCTTCAGAGTAAGGGATAAATGGGCGGCTGGCTGCGGCCTCTGCGCGGGCATTAACAGCGTTATATCGGGCCAGAACTTCCGGCGGAATCTGAACCGATTGCGTCGAGGTAGTTGTTTTGCCGCCCATCTAATTACTCCGCAGCGTCTTTCCAGCCACCCGTGGTAGCGTTGTAAAGGAAGAAAGCACCGCTCGGCTCTCCGAACTGGCGCTTGTACAGGCGAACCTTGGCTTCAGTCCTATTGTTGGAAAGAACGCCAATAATCAATGGGATACCCAACGAATCGGCCACCTGCTTCGAGAACTCACACAGCCGACGCGCTCTTCCCCCTTTAGCGCTGCGGTAGTCGGGGTGGATGAAGATGGCTTTTTCTTCAAGCACCTCGTTGTCACTATACCACATCGCGCCAATTCGCAGAAGAACAGCGCCTTCAGGCTTTGCGCCGGGCTGACCAATTACACCAACAAGCCCGTAATGAAGGTTCAAGGCCGGCCAGATTTCGTTCAGCAGCTTAGACGGGTTTGGCTCAACAAATCCGTTCTCATCGCAAGCGGACAGAGCCAGCTCCATGATGTCATCAACATCCGCCGGCGTGCCAATTCGAACCTTGAGTTCTTCAGCCATCAATTCCCCCTTAATCGCGCTTTGGCCCCGGTAGAGCCTTGAGCGTAGCAACTGTCTTCGCTCGCATTTTCTTTACGAACGAATCCAAGATTCTGTGTCCGTGATCCAAGTCGCCTTTTGCCAAATTAGAGACATTCTCGGGATGGATCACATACTCGCCGCCAGCAGCGACGATCGGGACAGCCTCACCATCAGACCGCCCACTTGGTTGGTCCCCAAATATCTGGTTCGCAACCTTAAATCCGGCCATCGTATTACCCTCGCCCATCGCAGAGATAATATCAGCAGGAATGACATACGCCCCAGAAGGAACGTGCATAGGAAGGTGGTCGGTGCGACCAGCAACAGGACTGTGGATCGGCCCGACATGATGCTGCACAGCTTCGCCGCCCTTAGCGAACCCCGCCGGCATACCGCCAAAAGCGTGCGAGCTACGCGCTTTCCTAGCGACATCGAGCGCGATCGCTACAGCCTGCTTCTGAGGGCGACCCGTTCCAACAAGTTCGCTAATGTTTGCGCTGATGCTCTTCTGAGATGAACCCTTCTTGAGTGGCATGGCTTACCCCAGAGAATATGTGACGTTGATGGACTGCCCGGTGCCCGGCGAAATGACAAGACCGCTCGTGAACACCAACCCAGCCGGATAAATCCCAACAGTCGTGCCTACAGCGCAGAGTTTTTGAGGGGCGCTGAAGCCGGACGCCGCGTTAAAGTTGTAGATAGAACCAGCGCTGCTGCCCGCGACCAACACAGTGAAAGACACGAGATACCCGCGACCGGACACAACCAGAGTATCACCTGTCACTGTTGCAGACGTGTACGAACCCTGACCACGCAAGATAGCGTTAGTGTAGTTGTTGATCGCAACAACACCGTTCTTCTGCGTTGTAAGGATATCGTCAAGACTAGCCATTAGAACTTCCCATCGGGCTGGAAGCGATAGCGAATGTTACCGATACGCCAGAAGGTGCCAGTATCTGAACTTTCCAGCTTGATGGAGGTCAGTCGCCCACGGAAGCGAGGCGTAATAAATTCCGTCGCCTGCGTCATAGTATACGGACCATAGGCGGTAGGTGATTGACCCGCATAGTCGGTCACGTAAAACGTCAGGTTCACGTTGGCGTTTTGCGTTCCGCCAAAGTAACCCCACTTCATGTCAGGCCAAACCTGATCCACAAACATCTTGAGATCAGCTTCGGCAATGACGAAATAGCCGGTTTGGAAACTGGAATACATGGCGTCACCATCGGCGTCAGGTGACGTTTCATGTTGATAGATGAACTCATTCACGGCAGCGCCGATTGGCGGGCCGAGAACGCTTTCGTTGATCCATGCCGTGCGCGCCACATACGGATTGTTGGCGGTATCCTGACCATAATCCCATTGGTCGAGCAGCACATTGTATTTGATGTAATGGCTGATTTCGCCGCCATTGCTATTGGTCGGGAACTCCCAACGAAGTTCACCAAAACGAGAGTTAGCCCCAAAACGAATCTTATCGAGAGCTTCAGGGGACGTATCTAAGTCTTGGAACACCACGTCCCAAATAGGGCAGCGGATAGGCTCGACGCCCGCAGCGGACAATTTGAAGAACTGGCTCTGGCCCATCCAATAGACCACGCCGTTCATCGATCCGGCGGCTTTGCGACCGATGAGCCCGCAGCCGTTGCCCAGTTCGTTGAACTGATAGACATATGGAGGGCCGACATACTGCATCGCCCATACGCCGAGGTCAGTCCAAAGCAGGCCCTGCTGCGGGCCTTGGATGGCCTGCACAATCTTGGAGCCCTTTGGTATGCGATACGAACCGGCTTGGTTCGATACAGTTCCATACCAAACATCATAATTGTTTACGTCGCACCAGCGGATCAGGAGCGGATCAATGATGCCGGTGAACGTCGATCCGTAAGCAATGATCTGTCGCTGAGGCATCGCCACAAACATGCCGTTATTGGCGACGGGAGCGCCCGGTATGATGGAGGCAACAGGATCATTGACGGAAGGCGACCATTGGAAGATAGGACCGCCGAACGGATTAGCGATAAAGATTTCACCCCAGTTATCCAGCGACCAATCAACCGCTGTTATAGGCGTGCCAGAGCCAGACGGAGATGGAGCCGGGCCAGCGCCATATCCACCTTCTCCGTAGCCGCCAGTGCCGTACCCTGAATTTGGAGGCAGAGGGCCTACGTTATTCCAGTATTCGAACCGGACATCGCCACCATTCATAAACGCATTTGCGGTAGAAGTGGCAGAGTTCGCAGCTCGGATCACAAATACGCTTGAGCTGGTCACGCTAATGACAGTGTAGTTCCCATAGAGAGTTACACCGCCAACCGAAGTCGAGACCAAAACTGGGAACGTATCGCCGACAGAATATCCATGATCTGCCAAGGTAACATCGACAAACGGGCTCCCAGAGGTCGTGTCAAATTCTGGAACCGCACCGCCACTTGTCACGGACGAAGAAGCGTATTCTGGATCGCCAATAACATTGGTGGCATAAATCGAGTATGTATTAGTTCCTACTCCAGTACACTGATAAAGACCAAACAGGACTAGGCCACCAACGCTGACTTGAGTCTTGATGTATACCACGTCAAAACTGTCAACGAGCGTTCCAGAATCGTCCACGATGACGATCTGATTGCTACCCGCCGTGGTTGTGAAATCAAGAGTGGGATTTACGGTTGTTTGCTGTGGCGTAATGTCAGTAAGACCGTTGTCCTTAATGACATCGAGAGACTCTTCAGCGCCAACGCCGAGATAAGAATTGGAGTTTGTATCTTCCCACGCCCAAAGACAACGAACGATCGATCCGATCGGGCTGTTGTAATACTTTTGCCAACCACCGAGCTTCTGGATCAACCCACCTAACGTGCGGTCGGGAATGAACCGAACAAGCTGAGATGTTGAAATTCCCGCTTCATTCAAAGCGGGAGTCTTGTTCTGATCGACGCCGGGAACGAGTTTAACACTAGCGTGAGGCATCGGTTAGCCTCGCGAAGGAGAAGCGACAGGAGACGGCGACTGAGATGTCCAGCCAGTAGATTCAAACTTCTTACGAGCCTCTTCAACCGCAGCGCCCTTCAGCAGGGTTTGATACTGGTTCTCGTAAGATTGTGCCATTGCAGGATCATCGCTCTGGCGACCAAAGTTGCGCTGGTAGCCAGACACATAGACCATGCTCGCCATGATAAATACATCAGGCAGATACAGGCTAATGAACGTAGTTGGGTTCGTCGCCGAAAGACTATCCGGGCGGTACGTGCCAACTATCTCGACGTAGTAAGGCTGGTCAGGATACGGGCCGACCAAGAAGAGATTGTCATTGAACGGAGCGAAATACTTAGGAAGCCCCGTCACGGAGGGGCTGCCATAAACTGCATCCAAGAACTCTTTGGTCGTCGGCAGCAGTGGCGTCCGCAGCCCAGCGTTAGGATCGGTCTCTCCAGACGGCGTAATCACGTTGATCTGTTCGCTAACAACAATCGTGCCCTGCGGGATTGTTAGCTGCCGGCTACCAGAAGTGAACTGATAACCCGTGATCGACGTTGACGTGAAAAGAAAGTCAAGGTCACGATAAATTCTGTTTTCCGCATAGGTAATCATCTGCGGAAGGATCGTGACAAACGCGGGATCGTTTTCCTCGACAACGGCCAAGGTCGCGATTTGAGCTTTGTAGCTATTCGTGCCAGCTACCGAACCGCTGTAGGAAAGACCTGTAGTCATAGGAACCCCGCTAACGCCTTATTCTACCACTTATTTGGCGTCGTGGCACCACGCCTCCCGGCGGGCGTTGTTGACCTTTATTTCTGTAATAGTCTGGTCCGTATCTTTCTTGGACCAGCTTACTGGCTTCCAAACAGCGCAGACAGACGCATTAGTCGCGACGGTGGCCGTCGTTGTCGCGCAGCCGGGCAGAATCAGTAGCAGCGCTATCGCCAGCGCGCACTGCGGCTTGAGTACGGTTGAGAGCGTCGGCATTAGCTTCAGCCTCCAGCTTTTGCCGGGCATCCCGGCGACCCTTGCCATAAACAGCGGCGATGGCGAGGAGAACCCCGCCAACCGCTGACACAAAACGCCCGATGGGCGAGAACAGAAACCCGATCATGCCCCCTCCTCGTCAAGCCTCTGCTTGCGGAAATACCAAATAGCGCCCGCAGCCACAACAATTACAAGGCATACGATAGCTGTCGTACTCATAGCAGACAGGATGTCGCCGCCCTCTTTCACGATAGGCATGACTTCCTGAACCACAGCAATCGCGCCTGCGCCGCCCGCAATCACAGCCCCGTTAGCCTCTTTGGACTGCACGATGCTTTTCTTGGGTGCCGGGGCATCCGGTTCCATACGAGCTTCTTCAACCGGGATCGGTCTCTCGGTGTCCAAACCGCGCCAGAGTTTTACTTCTGCGCGACGGCGGCGAACCAAGCCCGGAAGCTCTTTGCCACCGCCACGGGTCCATTTCATAAACTCAGCGGGAACTTCATCAAACTTTTCTGCGTTAACCTTCTTCAGCAGCGTAGATTTCGCAAGCGCACCCACACCGGCGTTGTAGGCAAAGTCAACCAGTGCATCAAATTGGCCCTGCGTAAGCTCAACTTTAACGAGCTTCTCGACGCCAGCCTCGTACTGCACCATATCGCGCTTAAGGATAGTCTCGGCTTCCTCCTTGGTGATTTCCATGCCGGGATTGACGGTCGGCGCGCCAGCCGCAGAGGTGTGGCCGTAGCCAATAGTCCAGACAGCCGCCGGGCACTTGTATGCCTTCAGACGCAGGCCCTCAAATTCCTTGACCAGCGCCAATCCATCTTCAGACATACGCATGGCACAGCTCCTATTTGGTGATGTTGAAAGTCAGATTGGCGTGATCCGGGTAATTAAGCAGAATCTCACCCTCTGGGCATTTGTACCTAATATGGGCCAACAAAGTGGCTCTTCCGGGGGCTACTCTATTTGAGTCCTCAATGGTTATAGTGTAGCCAAACTTATCCACCTTATCATTAGCTGGACCAGAAAACTTGGCTATGGATGGGTTAGCTTTGTGGACAATGTATCGGGAGTCGCGAACCTCCAGATAAAACTGCTCAACCGAGCAATCGTCCCTGATTTTCCGGCGCGCTGCCACCACGGCAAACTCGCCATTGGCAGGGCCATCCGTGATGCTGAAATGCTCCGCCGACCACTCAAGGATCGGCTTTCTGAACAAGCCGAGCTTATCTGAGGCGGTATATCCCCCGCCAACCATGGCAAAGACAGCCGTGACAGCGCCAACCGACTTAGTGATTCGGTCAACGTCGAGGCTCATTTGTCGGCCTTTCTGTCGCGCAAATCGTCTATTTTGCGGAATATCTCATTGCAGATTTGTTTAATTTCTTGGATGTCATGCCGGAACTCCTCCTTGGCGACGTAAACGCGCGGGAGTTCCGACTCGATCTTATGCAGGTCTTTACGCAGGTCTTTGACGGCATCCCAAAGTTGCCGCCCAAACCAGCCAAGACCAGTAAGGATTATTCCTACAGCTAAGTTTATGAGGGACTGGGGGTCCATTCCATCATGCCGCTTTCTCCCCCTGCGCCTGAATTGCGTTGAGAATATACTCTAAATTCTGCCTCAAGCGTAAGTCACCCGGCTCCATCTCAGCCGCAATTTTTGCCTGCTCAAGAGCAATTTCCGTTAACCCAAGCCGCCAAGCTGAGATGCTGGCAAGATCGTGCGCCCAGTAGCCCCAGACCGCCGGATCGCAGGTATAGACAAGTTGTTTGTCCTTGATCTTCAGCGCACGCATAGAAGCCGCAAAACACTCCTCCCAGCGGCTCTGGCGGTACATAAGCATAGCCAGTTCACACCACGGCTCACGGGTGTTTGGGGCCTCGCCAGCAGCCATGTAGTACCACTTCTCAGCCTGCACTATGTCGCCAGTCTCAGCGTAGGACTTGCCCATGAGTCGCATGGCATAGCACCGCTCATTCTGATTGCTGGCGGCGTTCATGCCCAGATAGGTTGTCAGCGCCTTCTTGGCCTCGTCCCAGCGGCGATAGAACGTCAACTCGCGGGCGTAATAGAAATAATGATGCGGATCGGTGGCGTCCTCTTTGACAGCCACTTCCAACATTTCCATGTACTGACCACGACTCTTGGTCGGGTCCGGGTGATGGGACACAAGAAGGTGCGGGCACCATGCCGTGACATGCTCCACGCGACCATCAATCCGCAAATCTTCATGGCAGGGATGGTGCCAATGATAGCCATGGCGGCTATGGATTTTTCGGTAAGGAAACCGGATGTTGTGGCCCCAGTCAAAGTAGTACCACAGATTTGTGGTCTTACCGGGCACCCAGACACGCTCAATCTTTTCTTTCCAACCCGGCTCTAAAACCTCGTCCAAATCCAGCGAAATGCAAATATCAATAGACCGGGGAATAAGAGCAAGAGCAGCATTCCGAGCGATGTCAAAGCGCCAAGGGTTGACGTAAATATCGTGGACCTTTGCGCCGCATTCACGAGATAGATCAGCCGTTTTATCAGTGCTTCCAGTGTCAGCAATGAGGATAAGATCAGCCTCCTTGGCAGACTCGCAGAACCGGCGAACAAATTGTTCCTCATTCTTGCTGATGGCGTAGACGCAGTACGTTAATTTAATCTCAAACGGTGAGTAAACATACACACCGATCTCGCCGTCAATATAAGACCACGTTGGCTTGCCAAAGCACATCTTAACATCTGCGTCAGACCAGTTGTCAGTGACGTGGGCCTCGTGAGGGTTGCCTTCAAACTCGCCCTGCGGATACTTGCCGATAGGGATGCTGATGATGACAGTCGCAGCCCAACGCTTGGCGCGGCGGACAAGAGCCTGTGCCTCGTCCTTTTCCATATGCTCAAGGACATCGCCAAGGAAGCATACGTCAAAGCGCTGATCTGTATCCCACTCACGGGCATCTGCAATGTGTAGATCAGGATACAGCTTGTTAAGGCCATACTTCTCAACGTATGGCTCCCAAATTTCAACGCCTGTCCATTTGAATTTTGGGAACAGCTTGGCGTAAGTACCCTCGCCAACGCCAATGTCCAACGCAGTTTCAGGCTGCGGAATTTTGGACATAACCCATTTGATGCTGGCTTTGCCAGACTGAGAGCTAAACGGCATATGACCCCCTATCAATGCCTGTTAGAATGTAATGCTACCCGAAGATGTCCACTTATACGTTCTGAATCCACCAGAAACAGTCACAGTGGGCGAGCCAGTTGTAGATGTGGCTGCACGATACGCGCTAGAATAGCGGAGAATAACAACACCAGAACCACCATTTCCGCCAAACTCGTTATTAGTGCCGCCACCGCCACCACCGCCGGTATTTGCTGTTCCAGCGGTTCCTTGAGTGACATCACTACCTGTGCCGCCGCCGCCGATGCCACCCGCTCCGCCGTTAGGAGCGTTCACGCTACCGCCGCCACCGCCGCCAGCATAGTAGCTTCCGTCAAAGGCTTGTAGACCCGCGCCGCCCGCGCCCGCATAACGCGGAGCCGAATCAATGTAACCATCTTGACCACCTGCGCCTGCGCCACCACCGCCGCCGCCAGCCTTGTAC